TTCCAGTTTTCCTTAGGTATAGAAGTATATTTAAGACGAAACCGACGGTTTTGAAAGGTTCATTAAGACCTTCATTAACGACGGGGCCAAACTCCTTAAACGGATGGCCAAGTGCATTCTCTAGTTTATTCGATGCTGCCGCGTGGCTTAAACATCCACTTTACGGTACATTGGTATCCTATTGTTTTGTTACTGGTCAGATGGGTTTTCTCTACCCTATCGAGTACCTTGGTACTCAGATGTGGCAGCCGCGCATACCTGGCTCCAAGATGGTAAGAGAGGTGAAGTGGTTCCCCACTAAGCCTTCGATAAAGTCCCTAAACTCCAAAGGTGAGAAAGTAGAAATACGACCTTGCTCCGCGGGGGGATGGGACCGAATCACCTTCTACGCTAAGGGTACAAGGTTACCCTCTGTAACCGAGTCACTATTCGGGGGGACTGAGGACGCAAAAGGCCTAGCTTTAGGAAAGATAGGTAAGAAGTTTGAGCCTGGAAAGGTTCGACTATTTGCGATAGTGGATTATTGGACTCAGTGTTTAATGCAACCGGTCCACGACTGGGCATTTGACAAGTTGAGAGCAATACACCAAGACGGTACATTCGATCAACTTAAACCTCTTAAAAGGTTAGTTAATTTGATGGAACGTCGCGGGATACGGCGATCATGGTCTTATGACCTCAGCGCGGCAACCGATCGTTTTCCACTTTGGGTCCAACGATCTCTGCTCTCGGAAGTATTTTCCGATCGCTTCGGTACCCTGTGGGCTAGATTACTGGCGGGTCGTAACTTTGCTCATCGTCACAAGGGTGTGATCGTGGGCAAGTCTCGATACGCTACAGGTCAGCCTATGGGGGCCCTTAGCTCTTGGGGAGTCTTCTCTTTGAGCCACCATCTAATAGTTCAGTTCTGTGCGTGGCGTGTGGGGTACAAACGGTGGTTTGAGCTTTACGCATTGCTTGGTGATGATATCGTCATCGCTGACGAAAAAGTAGCTAAGGAATATGTGGTAATTATGGAGGAATTGGGAGTGAAGATAGGACTGGCTAAATCCTTAGTCGGTGCGAATCGATCTCTCGAGTTCGCAAAACGATTTATCTTGGAGGGAGTGGACGTGTCACCGATCTCTTTAAAGGAGTATCACGTGGCGCGTTCTCACATCCCGTCACTTAACGAGTTGATACCTAAGGTACAATCGTTAGTGGACCTCCGTCTTTCCCATGTACTCCGAGGACTTGGTTTTGGTTATAAGTCGGTATCTCGCTTGTCAGCGAAATATGTTCGACTATCAAAACGCATGTCTCAAGCGATTCTTATGTTAACCTCTCCGACAGCCCCGTTCGGATACGGTGATGGTTTACAATGGTTCCAGTCTGTAGGATATGGACTGGTCCAACCTTGGAGCGCGGACGAGCGCCAAGGGTTGTTACTTTCACTGGCTTCGAAAGGGACGAATTCGTTGTTCACTCGTATCCAGATGATTGCGTATCGGATGGAATTTCAGGGAGTGATTCCTGATACCATTCCGGATCCACTCACTGGCCGAATGACTGCTGATCCCCTCCCTCCATTGGAGAAAGGTAATAAGCGAACTTCATTCAATCTCTTTACTGAAGCCGGCGCTATTGGACCTTGGTCCTTAGGGTCGATCGTGAAAGATTGGCGTGAATTAGTGGAAAGACCGTGCTTCGATTGGATCGAGAGGTCGTTGGTGGAAACTAAGAGGTTGTCCGCTGCGTTAAGAGCTACTTGCCGTGCACTATTGCAACCGGGAGACCATGGGAGTTTGCTTACGACGTACTTGGAGCAGACTCGCTCTTTGGAGAGAGATCTGTCTAAGTATCCGCAAGATATTACTCTCCTGTTTCGTCCAGGTGTGCAATCGGAGTTGGTCCGCGGTACGCGAGATCTGCGAACATGGAAATCTCTTAAGAGAAATTACAAGAACGCTTTTCCCGTTGTCCGAGTTCCTACGACAGTGCGTACTCACCGGAAGTGGACCTAAACTATCAAATGTGGAAAGTTTGGTAGGTAGTGTTAAACTACGATCTTCATGGCTCTGTTTGATCTAGGCGCTCTTACTTCATTCTAATACGTGTTCCGACACCACACCTCTGTTAGATGTAGGGCCTAAACCTAGTATAGTAATCTGTAATGATGAGCGAAATCTGAATATAGTTCGGTGGATACCACCTTTCTTACCTCTGCTTTTGGTAATGCTTAAGTAAGTGAGAAGTGGAGTAGCTATCGAATGAAGATAGGATGCTTGAGAAATCGAGTTCTCGAAAGGGATGAGCAGTACTAATAAAAGGCACATGAAGTAGTGACCCAAAGCACTCAGGGACATGACAATAAATTATCAATGTGTATCTAAGCACCTTGGGCT